GCCTGTCAATTTGCTCAAGAGTCCAATAGCCTTTCTCTATGCCGTTTCTTAGCGTGAGACGTACAGAAGACTCGTCAAAAGGATTTTCCATGATTTCGATTAATTAGAAAAGATCTTTTAAGGCAGAATTTGATGCGTTTGCAGCAAATCCATCTTTGGCAGTAAAGACCCTGGAAGCAGGGTGCTTTGCCTCAGGCTGTTGATTCTTACCAGCAGGCAAAAATCGATTGTAATTTGCGAGGGTGATCCCCTTCCATTTGCCATTAACAGCAAGCTCAAGCTGTTGACGAACAATGTCGTGCCCATGCGCCTTGAGGATTTTTTTAAGTTCGGTCATCAAAAGGCTCCAAGCATTAGAGCCTCTGCTGCCTCCCTTGAGCTTCCAAAAGGTTTCGATCAGTTCATCGTGCTGCAGCAGTTCATCGCTAATTACACGATCTTTACGGGGTCCCCTAGGGTTTCCCTCAGACTCCCTTCCGACACCCCTCCCATCAATATCAAGGGAGGAAGTTTTCCTCTCAACAGCCAATTTAACCATTTGTGCAGGTTCAATTATTTGCTGAGAGTTCTTGTTGGAGTCTTCCGCACCGACACGGTACGCGGGTATCGTAGCTGACGTGTCAACTGTTTCAAGGCCTTTTTCAATTAGCACTGCGCAGAAAGAAGACAGTGACAGGGCTCCAGTCATTTTGCTTTTGATTAAGTCAGCAAAATCGTCTCTCAAGTACAGGTTTATGCGTTGTGTCATTTGGTGTCGTAATGGCACTGGTAGTGTGCCACAACAGCACAGGGGTTGCAAGTCCCCCTGCTGACATTGTTAAAGCCATGCCACCATGCTATGGTGTGAAGGTCTTACACATCTAGTTTATGCCTTTCCCGTATCTAGGGGGCGCTATCAGTCCAAACGATGTCAGTCAAAAAGGCAAAGGCTCTTACGCCGCTGACTACGTTGCATGGGCCAAAACATTGCAGTTGTTAAACGAGAAAGCCCCTGGGTGGAGTCCAGAGCTGAAAGAAAACACCGACCACCAGCATTGTTTTCTTGCTCCTGACAATACTGCTTACTTGCTTGTTCGTTTTACCAACTTAGAAACGAACGAGCAAACGAATTGGTGGCCTTACGCGATCACTGATCATCAAAACAACCCTGTTGCTTTTGAAAAGATCAACTCAAGACGCCTCTGCGATTCACAGCGTCGCGCTGTTTGCAGTGCCGCTTGCGCCGCTTTCTCTCTTTCCTATGAATTATGGGCAAGGGAAGAAGTTACTGATAACGACGAAGAGGCAATGCCTCCATGTCCTGTACCAACTCCAAAGGAGACTAAAAAAGCAAGCCCCTCGAAACCTGCTGAAGCCAAGCCAAGTGCAGCACCAGCAGTAGATCGAGAGCCACTTGAAAACGAACTCATTGATTTATTGCAAAAAAAAATGGAAAGAGGTAAAACCCTTGAGTATTTAGACGAAAAAGCTAAGGCTTGGCGTCTTACGAAAGGGGGCAGCCGCGTACAGCAAATGAGCCCAAGCCAATTGCAAACCTGTATCGATGAATTGCGAACAAAAAAAGCCGCCTAAGCTTCGGATTAGCGCCCTTCTCGATGTAGACCTGAATCAACGTCTAGATTGCGAAATCGTTAAGCGCTATCAAGAGCCAAACAACAGAGTGACTAAAAGTTCACTCATCAACGAAATCATCCGTCTTCACTACACAGGAGAGTTTAATGTCTAACTATCAATCAGCTTTCACAACCCCTTTTAGAATTCTTGACAGCAAAGGAAGCACTTCTGATAAAAGCCCTACCCATAAGGTTGTTTTCAATTACACCCGTGAAGCAGCTTTAGCGCATGCTCAATGGCTTATGGCTATGGCTGACAGGATTGACATTGATGGCACCACCATTAGCGTATGGGACGCTGAATCTCGTACAGCAAACGACGTGCCTGGGTTTGCAATGTGGGGTTCTTTGTGGGATAAAGCAGGCAAGCTTTCCCCTCCTGCCATTAAAGAGCTGCCTTTCTAATAACGTTGCCGGGAAGCTTGACGCCGTATCCCCATGCGGCTGAAAGCCATACAAAACCCTTTAGCTCAAGGGAAAGTAAATTGCGTTGACGAGCAATTTCTCCCGGCATTACAACTTTTAACTTGACAGCAGCACCACTCTGATGTCATTGTGGTGTTAAGAGCGGACTCTACTCCGCCCCTAACTGTTCACAGCCCTTTCAACCATGAACTCGTTTAATCTACTTCAGTCTCAGATTGTCTTCCCTGAAAGTCGTAAAGAAAAAATTGCAATCGTTGACATCACTCCTGAATTGGCAAGTTATTTACTAGAAGTAAATTTTGCCAACAACCGAACTGTTTCTTGGGAGCACGTAAAGCGCATGGCGGCAGACATGAAAGCTGGCTTATGGGTTTTGAGTAATGACGCTGTTTGCCTTGACGACTCAGGTCACCTAATCAACGCTAGCCATCGAATGAATGCTGTAAAGCTTTCTGAAACGACGCAAAGGTTTGTTGTTGTGTGGGACTTGCCATTAGAGACCGCACAGCTAATGGACGTTGGCAGAAAGAGAACAATGCACGAAAGGATTACAATATCTGGATGCAAAATGACGATCAAAGAATGTGCAGTAACCCGTCACGCGATGAATGCTTATGGCAAAGCAGCACTTGGCACTGTTGAATACGCTTACACTCGTCACGATAAGCTAGTAGAAAAATACTACTGCCTTCACTCTGAATTTTTGCAAGCTATTAATGCTAAGCAAATGACAGGCGCTTCTTTTATCAAGTCCGCGGCTTTAAGGATATATGTAGAGATGACTCATTATCGATACAAGCATGCTTTCAAGCATGACATGACAGCATTTGACAGAAGCATGTTGTTTATAGACTTAGTTGAAGAAGGCTATTCAAGACATGGTGGCTTTAGCTTAGGGTCTCAAGAGGTTAGTGCTATAAAGCTTAAAAACATGAAAGACCGCAGAAGAACTGATGCAAAAGGGCAATATTGGGCTGATAAAGATGCTTTTCAGTACACTGTGTCAATGGCATATAAGTTTATGACTGGAGAAGCTGTAGAAAACGTTTCAAGGTACAAAACGGATCCTTTCTCAAATTTTCTTGACGCCCCTAGTACCAACGCTGGAGGAAACGAAAGTGCATAGGCTTTCTATTCAAATTCGCCCGGATCAGCACGAACACCTTAAGGCGCTAACACGTCCTGGCCTTTCTATAGCGGCCTTGGTGCGGCAGGCGCTAGATGAATACCTGTCAAAAACTTTGCCAAGGCACGATCTTTAAATGGATTCCCTAGACACCAAACTGCGCCTCCTTCAAAATAAAAACGATTTAAAAGCCTTTCAACTGCATGAACGACGAATTGCTCAGCTCCTGTCCAAATCCCAAAATCTCGACCGAGCCCGATGGATCGCTCAGAATCCGTATCGGGAACGTTGAAGGGTTTTGCTCTTCTCATCACCTTGTTGTGCCTCGTATTCATCAGCTACAACGCGCTTGGCTAAGAGCACAAGGCGAGACATTGATTTGAATACAAACGAAAAAGACAAGGCAACACGCTTGATTCGCTTGCTTCATCTTGAATTTCCCGACATGCTGCCATATCAAATCGCTCTTGCGGTTCAGGTTCAGCTTGAAATTACGTTGACAGGCCAGCGAGTTAAACAGTTTTTACAGGGCAAGCCTCTCTAAGCGGTCTAGCCTAAAAAAATGTCAGAACCGACGATCAAGCGTGTGTCGCAAAATGGCCAATGCCTTTGGCAGGTTACTTACAACGGCATAGCTCGCTATCACGCTCAAGACTGGCAAGCTCGCTGGATTTACGAGCAAGCTGTACGCCTTTATTCAAGGCAAGCCCATTGAGCCTCCATATCGGCAATTTTGTTGACTGCTTGGCTTAGCAGCCTGCGTTGATGCCAGTTTTGCCGAATTAAAGTAGCGCATAAGCCTTGGATCTCTTCAAGGTCTTCCGTGTTGTAAATAGAGCGAACTGACCTTTCCATCGCCAGCTCTTCATGGAGAGTCTGTTCTGCGATCATCCATTTCATGTCGTCCATTGATCTGCTCCAAGATCTTGCGTTCCTCGCTATAAGGACGCCTAGCTCGAATGTAGTCATGGACGGCAGGAACTAACCACTCTTGTGGTGGCCAGCAGTTATCCCAATTCACAGGTTGCGCACAGCCAACCACCACAGTGCTCCAGAAGGCAAGCATATAACTCCATAACCAGTACAGGCCCACTAAATCCTATTCATCGTCAACCAAAATCACCCAGCCCGTACCAGGGCCTTCAACTTGCCAACGTTGCTTAAACGCTTGACGTGAAACCTTGGCGTTCTTTCCGCCATAGCGCCCTGAATGGCCTCCACGCTCAAGGTCTGGCAATCCTCTTGGATCGTGCATTACCCAATCGTCTTTATCAAAACCAACCATTACGCTCCAATGTCCGCAGCCGTAGTTATCGCACATCGGTGGTTCCCCTCTGCTCATATCACCGTGATGAAGCCAACCCACCAGCACCGGACGACCTGCGGCTAACTCAGCTTCAATTAAATCCCCATTACCGTCTTGCCGAAATTCAGCATGTAAGCCCAAACTTCTCAACGCACGAAGCTGAGCCTCAATGCTTGTTGTATCGCCAAATCTTTTCCTGACCTTGTTATATGCGTCATCAGTCCTCACCTTCCCGTAGAAAGCCGCAACCATTGCAGCAGAAGAGCTAAAGCACTCCCTATAACCCCTGCCACTTTTATTATCTAGCTGATGGAAGTAAGGGACAAGAGTCTGCTGCGCTATCCCGCTTTCTTTCCAAGCCTCAAACCAAGCCACATCTTCCCGCAGCAGCTCTTCAGGCAAAGCATCCTCTAGCTCTTTAATGGCAGCCAGCTGATGGGGCGTTCCCCTGAAATGCGCAAAGAAAGGAAGCAGCGTGAGCACCATAAAAAAGCGATTCATTTACTCAACGCCGGTTTAGGGCATTGAGTCGAGCCTGAATGGTAGCCGGAGAAAAACAGGAAAGCCGCAGATGAAACGACAACAACCGCCAAAGTTCCTAAA